AGGAAGCCAACTTTCCTTTGCAATCAATACGATAGGGTCGCGTTTGTTTTTGGCGACAAGATCGCGCAGGATGCCGATATGGCCTTCCAAGTTGACGACGGCGCGCTCCACGGCGTCGATCTGGGCATCAAGCGGTATCTTCACCGATCGGCTCCAGCAGAATCAGACACTGCGGGCCTTCCTCGACCCAGCGGGCTTCCAGCCATTCGCAGAGATGGTCGTCCTCGACAATCTTCGCTGACACGATCACGTCCATCGCCGCTTTCAGCAGATTGTCCAAATCGCGCCGGCGCTTGTCAGGGCGAACAAACTGGAACGTCGCCTTGTACTTGCCGGCAATAGCTTTGCTCTTGACCTGAACCGAAGCCTGCCAAATCGCAGCCGTGCGCCATTCGGCATACTTCCCCGATCGATACATGCCGCCGCTTTTAGTGGTCCTCCACAGGCGGTTGATGCTCGGGGGCAGTGGTAGCACTATCTGGATCAACTGGGCGTCTCCGGGCTTCTCTGGCGCTCTGGAGGGCGTGGTATACTTCGGCCTCCGTCGCCAGCAGCCTTGAGGCGATGTCCCGCGTATCCAGCCCTCGATCGAATAGCTCTACCACAAGGCTAGGATCAAGACTGGATTTTTTTCGGCCCATAGATGTCTGGCCTCATCTTCTCGCGGGTGATGCCAGTCTGCGCCTCAATCACCTGAAGGTGTTTGAAGGGCACGCGCTTCCAGTGGCAGACAGCCGCCCTAGAGACGCCGAGGAACCTTGCCAGATTGGCTGCACAGCCAAAGGCGGCGAAGACAGAAAGGAGAATTTCGTCGCGCTGTTTCATGTGAAACATTTTCGGAAAATTGTTTCCTTTTGTCAAAATAAATGTTGACACCCTGTGCATGGCGGCTATGATGTTTAGGTCAGATTGATTTGGAGATACGGCGATGGCCTACGTTACTGACTTCACCTACAAGATCGAAGAGTACACTGTGCCGGCGTTTCCGGGCCTCACCATCGCGGAAGGCTGGCTGGAAGTCTGCATCGAGCGCCTCAACGGCGATCTCGACTGGTACATCGAAGGCATTCAGCTTGAGAAGCCTGATGGCAAGGTTGAAGTGTTCCGCAAGGGCTCGTTCCTGTTCGACGCCATCGTCCCCACGTTGCACAAAGACTTCGAGTTTGGCGATCTCGTGATGGCCGAAGCCTACGAGCATATCTAAGGAGAAAATCATGAATATGTCCGACACGATTGGCGAGCTGGCTACGGCCCTCGCCAAGGCCCAAGGTCAAATTGAAGCGGCGTCCAAGGACAAGAGCAACCCTGCGTTCAAGTCTAAGTATGCCGACATCAATTCGCTCAGGGAGGTCATCCGTGAGCCTTTGGCAGTCAACGATCTCGCCGTCATGCAGCTCCCGCGTATGGGCAGCGGCTTTGTGGAGGTTGAGACCATGTTGATCCATAAGTCGGGCGAGTTCATCTCTGAAGTGCTGCGAATGCCTTTAGGAGACCGAACGAACGCTCATGGCGTCGGCTCTGCTCTGACCTACTGCCGGCGCTACTCTTTGTCAGCCATGCTCAATCTGGCTGCTGAAGACGACGACGGAAATGCGGCTGCTGATGTGGTTGCTGCAAACGCCGCGCCCAGAACCTATATCGCGCCCAACAAGCGCGCTCCCGTCGAGGTGGACGATCTTTGATGGAACAGCGCACAGACGAATGGTTCCGCGCCCGCGCCGGCAAAGTAACCGCCAGCAGGGTCGCTGACATCATCGCCAAAACAAAATCCGGATACAGCACCAGCCGTGACAACTACATGGCTGAGCTGATTTGCCAACGTCTGACGGGTGTAGTGGGGGAGTCCTTTCAGAATGCGGCAATGGCGTGGGGGACAAATACCGAGCCTCTTGCTCGCGCGGCGTATGTAAGCGCGAAGGGGACCAGCGTAGAGGAAACCGGGTTTGTCCCCCACCCTACCATTGAGAACGCTGGGGCAAGCCCTGATGGCCTCATTGGTGAGGAAGGTCTCATCGAGATCAAATGCCCGCTAACTAACACGCATATGAACACGATTTTGGAGCAGGAAGTTTCGACCAAGTATCACGTTCAGATGCAATGGCAGATGGCCTGCACTGGCCGGCAATGGTGCGATTTTGTATCATTTGACCCACGGATGCCGGAGCATATGCAGCTCTACATCCATCAGGTCGAACGCGACCAAAAGATGATCGACAACCTTGAGGCAGAGGTAATTAAGTTCCTAAAGGACATGGACGATAAAATCGCAAAACTAAACAATCTGTATGGAGACAAAAATGGCGTATGAGCGCAAAGAAGGTCAGGGCAGCATTTTTGGCAACAAGGACAAGAAGTCTGATTCGCACCCTGATTTTACCGGAGAGGCTCTTTGGCGCGGCGAAGTCATTCGTATTGCGCTTTGGAAGAAGCGCGACAAAAACGACAAGACTTGGCTGAGCGTGAAGATTTCTGAGCCCTATAAAAAGGCTGAAAGTCAGGAACAGGCAAAACCAGCAGCGCGGCCTGCCATTGATGACGATCTGCCTTTCTAATGGAAAGGGACGATCTTCTCCAAAACGTAATTAGACAAGAAGCGCAAGATCGGCATGATGCCCACAAAGATCACGCATCTTCTCGCCCCTTGTCAGATAATTACGAACTAATCGGCCTTTTGGGAGAAGTTGAGTTTGGTAAACTCTCCGGCCAAATGGTTGATCTTGAGAGAAGGCTCGACGGAGATAAGGGGATTGATTTTGTTGTACGTCTGAATTTTTCCGTCGATGTCAAAACAGCAAGAAAAGCCTATCATCTCATTCACGAAGCGGGCAAAAATTTTGCCGACATTTACGTACTGGCGCAATACGATGATGAAACTAAAACGACGGAGCTTCTTGGGTGGGAATGGGGCGCAGTACTGGCGCGAGCGCCGGTAAAAGACTTTGGATACGGAATCAAAAATCACTACATCCCGGCAGATAAACTGAAGCCGATGAGCGATCTTATGAGAAGGATGAGCCGATATGGACAATTCTCACCCGTTAAGTGAACAATATAGAATCATCGCCAAGAAGTACGTCGAGGCAGATGCCGCCGCGTCAATCTTGGAAGAAACCAAAAGCGCCATACTAGCTCAGTGGATGGCAGATGAGGGCGATATGCCTGTCAGCCGAGCTGAAATGCTGGTAAAGGCGTCAGATAAGTGGCGCGATTATATCGTTGAGATGGTTGATGCGCGTAAAAAGGCGGCGCTGTTGAAGGCTCAACTTGAATACATCCGGATGCAGTTCTCAGAACAGCAATCCCGTGAAGCAACGCAAAGAGCGGAGATGAAGCTATGACTGTTGATATTGAAGAACTGGAAGGTCTGATCGATTCGGTCGTGGATGCCAAACGGATAATGGAGTTAACAGAAGAAATAGCGGAAAAGCTCAATGGGGAAAGAACAATGGTCGTCCTTCCCTTGGTTGGGTTGCTGTCCGCTCGTGTGATCTTTAACAGCACGGACAACAGAAAAGACGCGATCGCGGCTCTTGCTATACAATTTAACAAGTCTCTTGAAATCGTATCGCTGATGTATGATGAGGCTGAAGAGGAAGCCGAGGACGCAACAGTTCAATGAAACGAATACGCATCACAGCAAAAACAAGGGCCGAAATCTTTATGCGACATGATGGCATATGCCACTTGTGCAAAATGAAAGTTGTGCCCGGTCAAGAATGGGACGTGAGCCATGAAATCCCTCTCGAATGCGGTGGTGCTGACGATGCTTCTAATTGGCTGGTTGCTCACCGCCGTTGTCATCGGACGCATACTGCTACTGTGGATGCGCCAATGATCGCTAAAGTTAAGAGGATACAGCAGCGGCATCTTGGTGCCAAAAAATCTCGATCGCCAATGCCATTCGGTAGGGGATCGAAGTTTAAGAGAAAAATGGATGGCACCATAGTTAGGAGAGAATCGTGAAATTCTTAATCACTATGAATATGCCCAGTGCCCAAGGATACTTGGTGCATCAGGTGACGATTGAGCATCATGCAGCTTCGTGCCGACAGTTGTGCGAGATGCTCAATAACGACGTGTTCATTATGGGTCGCTTGTTTTACAGGAAGAAAACTCCCGGCATGGAAAATGTCTGGCAAGATAGAGGCGACATCATTCTGAATACATCTCACATCGGCAAGGTCGCCGAATTTGTTGAGTTTGAGAAGGAGTACGAAGAAGATGAATCACAAGGATATACTGACAACCGCCGCCCATACTCTCACGGAACGAGGCCACCAATACGGCCCCGTGGAACTGGCTTTTGATCGAGCCAGCAAGCTGGCGTCCATCCGCTTAAATCGTCCAGTCAGCATGTACGATGTCGCAGTCGTCATGTCTTGCGTTAAGCAAGCTCGACAGACGGAGAACCCCACACTTGTTGATTCGTGGGTCGATGACGTAAACTACACCGCTATCGCTGGGCAGTTCGCTCAAGCTCAATTTGGCTCATTAGAGGACGACATCGCCGCTATGGCAAAGCGGTTTGCGCCTAGACGGGAGAATACGAATGCGGAAAACAGTGGCGACACTAACGGCGGCGGCGCTTATGGCGACCGCCCTGACGCACCCTCTGGCGGCTGACGAATCAGCAGCAGATTTCTTCCGGAAAGATCGCGAATATTGGAGCCGGGGGCTAAAAGCCCCCGACGCCTCTTGGGCTGGTGGTCTGTACTTCAAACCATCAGACCCGTCTAAAGCTAAGGTTGCCGAGATGGTGGCCGCTGAGGCTAGAGCTAGGCTTGGCGAGAAGCATGTGGAGTCGGCTCTTCGTCTGACCAAACTGGAGAGCGGTTATCGGTGCCACGTTCTAGGCCCTAAAACACGCCACGGACGGGCTGTGGGGCCGCTACAGGTGCTACCGTCCAGCGCGCAGGCTTTGGGCGTCAGCGACCTCCATAATGACTGCAAGGCCCAGATCACCGCCGGCATCCTCCACATGGAGAAGTGCCTCAGCGTTGGGGCCAAGACCTACAACCAGCTTGCTGCTTGCCATGTGGCCGGCTGGGGTGGATGGAACAAAAGGCTTAACAAGCGAGCTGAGTGGTACAAACAGAAGTACATCCGCATGGCTCAGGCATCGAGGGTGCCATCATGGGCGGGGACATTATCAACATGGTAGAGACTGCGCTGTTCTTAGGAATCGTCATAATGGCTTGTGTGACGGCTCTCGTGGTCGGAGGAACGATCCTGCTCCTCATGATGGGGTGGGATTTAGGAATAAGCCTATGGAGCAAAATCAAATATTGATGGAGATCGAGATATGACGCCTAAAGATGAAAAGTTGATGATTAAGATGTGGCTGGATGGAAAGACCGGCCTTCAGATCGCCGAAAAGCTCGGGCTCACCCGCAATGCGGTTATGGGGAAACTCAAAAGGCTGCGGGACAGAGGATTGATCGAATATAAAATGGTTCCAGCCAAAAGAGCCGGGCGCAACCAAAAGAAAGCGCAAGCGAACCTTCTTTATTTCCCGATTAAGAATCGACGCATTTTGCGGGAGGTGAAAGAAGGCAAACGAGAAGCTCCAAAGATTTTTATATCTGAGGAGGCAAAAAACCTTCGCAAATCTCCTGTCAGGTTCTTTGACCTAACCAACACCTCCTGCAAGTTTGTCATCAACGATGGGGAACCGCAGAACTTTCTTTTCTGCGGAGACGATCGAAAGGACGGTAGCAGCTACTGTGAGCGGCATCACAAAATGTGTTATGTCGCCGGCTCAAGTGATGAAGAACGCAATCGCGCTAGAAAGAGAAAGAGATTGAAATATGATCGTTCAGCTCAACCCGCCTATACCCATTAGGACTCCGGATGGTCGAGCTTTGGCTCACGTTCTCATTGATTACGGCCCTGAATACGATCTTCTTTGGGTGGCTTTTCATGAGAACGGCGAATGCTGGACGTGGAACAACAAGGATATACGGGCCGATGAGAACATTACGTTCGGACGAAAAATCGCCAAAAGAAATCCCGATGGGAAGCGGGTGGCATGATTCCTACGGGTGGCTGCGACGGGACGATCTCGATGAAGCCTATACCGGCTTCATGTACGAGACGCCGGACGGCCACTTAATACGATCGGTCGATCCTCGCCACAAAGACGGGATGTTCCTCGACAAGTACATCATCGAGGACACCGGCGAAGCCATCTATCAGATCAGCAAAATTCCGCGCATCTTCTCTCGAAAGAGAAAGATCAAGGAACTTTAGCCTCAAGCGCCTTTACTCTTGCTGTTAAATCCTGAACAGCATTTATCAGGGCGTAGACAAGCTGAGACGTATCAAGATTGAGAAGCTGCGTTCCTTCATAGTTGTAAGTCCCAACCATTGAAGAGAACGGAGTATCTTGCACTTCTTGAGCAATTAACCCGATGTATGTTTTGCCGTTTTCTGGCGTGCCATATAGCCCGTTATATTGATAGCTAACCGGACGAAGAGTCAGAAGGGCATCAGCAGAAAGCGTGTAATCCTGAATGTCCTTCTTCACGCGAACGTCAGATGTCGCGATCCAAGAGCCACCACCCGGCTTTGCCGCATCCGTGCTGTTTACTTGAAACAAACTGGTGGTGATATTCATGACCTGAGTGTTAGATATATTTCCAACTTCCCAGTTCAATTTCGTCCCGCTATCAGACGAATACATAGAGCAGTATGCACTAAAATTAATAAACGTGTGGCCTCCGAAGGAAGCAAAAGACGCATTACCAGACGAAAAAGTATACCCAGTTCCGCTACCTGTTCCTACGGTTGCGGTTACTCTACCAAACGATCCGTCTCCAGTCGTGCTGATTGAAGTGTTGCCGCCAATAGACCCGCCAGTGATGCTGACATTGTTAGAGTTCTGCGTGGCGATGGAGCCGAGGCCCAAGCTGGAGCGAGCGTTGTTGTCACTAGAAATTCCAAAGCTAACAGCCACTGCGCCCGTGGAAGGGCTTGCGGAAAGGCTGAAACCAGACGCGGAGCTGGAGGCAGAAACAGACGAAACAGCGCCTCCAGAAGCGCTAAGCTGACCGCCGGAAAGCGTCAATCCAGACCCGACGCTGATCTCTTCTATAGCGCCCGTGCTGGCCGTCGTGCGGCCCAGCAAGCGCCCTGTAGCGACCGTAAGGCCGGAGCCGGTAACAGCGCCAGACGCCGCTGCACTCAGGTTAGAGCGAGCCGTAGCAGCGTCCGTACCGCCCGTGCCGCCACTAGCTACCCCGAGCGTGCCAGCAAGAGTCACAGCACCGGCAGAAGCCGAGCTTGGCGTCAAACCCGTCAGGCTTGTCTGGAACGTAGTAACACCACCAGCAGAACCTGTAGCAGCAATAGTGATCGCGCCGTTTCCGTTGGTGATATTTATATTGGAACCGGCGGTCAGTGTAGCTGCTGTTAGCCCCCCGGCGTTGTTTCCGATCAGGAGCTGACCGGGGGTGTAGGTCGTTGCGCCAGTCCCACCGTTCGCGACCGAAACCGGTGCCGAAAGAGAAATCGTGCTACCGACGACCGATATACCGCTGCCGCCAGTGACCGGCGAGTTGTCAGCCAGATAGACGCCTGCGGTTGCCTGATCGACCCATATGAACGTGTAAGCGGCGTTTACAGCCGAAACGAACTCGACGCCAGCTCCGGCGTTTTTTAGGGAAATCGTATAC